ACGTGCAGGATCGCCACGGCCACACTGCTGCCGCACACGGGCAGCATGATCGACGCCACGCTGCTCGACGAGCCGGTCAGCGGTCGGCACGAAAAGAACTGGCTGCCGGTCGTCGGCACCGGGGCGTTTTTGTATTCGTGCTGGGACGATGGCCGCGTTGCCACCGTGCAGCGCGACGGCGGGCAGTGGGTGGTCGAGCGGTATGCGGAGTCTCCGGCGATCGCACGCGGGTGGCGTGGCGGCTCGCAGCTTGTGGACGTTGGAGATGGCTGCCGGCTCGCGCTGGTGCACGAGGTGGCTGACGACATCGGCGGCCGTATCTACGAGCACCGGTTCGTGCTGTTTGCGGATGACGGCCGGCAGATCCTCGGCTGGTCTCCGGCGTTCGCGTTTCGCGAAACGCGGGCGATCGAGTTTGCGGCCGGGCTCGCCCGGCGTGGCGATCAACTGGTGGCAACCTTCGGCGTGCGTGACGCCGAAGCGTGGATGGCTGAGATGAGCCTGGCCGGTGTTCTGACCTTGATTGGAGGAAACGATGGGTGACGAGCTCGAGGACCAGGTCGGCGACCGATTGCGGATGCACTGGCTGCCAGGCGACTGGTTCCCGTGTTCGCCGGAAGCCGTGGGCCACTATGCCGCCAAGGCGCGTGTGTGCCGCGAGTACAAGCCGTCGAGCGTGATTGAGATCGGCACGCGGTGCGGCTACTCGCTCGCGGCGTTTCATCTCGTTGCACCGGAGGCCAAGTTTTTCTGCATCGACGGCGCTGTCGATCCAGATAGCCCTGCGTGCTTGTCGCACTGGCAAAGCGTTGTCGACTCGCTCGGTATCGACGCCCAGCTGGTGGTGGCCAACAGCCACGACGTGCGGCAGTTGCCGTCGGCTGATTTCGCCCACGTGGACGGCGACCACTCCTATTCGGGAGCACTCGCCGACCTGCGGCTGGTGGCCCACGTGCCGGTGATCCTCGCGGATGACTGCTGCAACCCGGAGGTGGAGCGGGCCGTCGAGGAGTTCTGCGCAGAGTCGGGCCGCGAGCCGGTTTATTTCCATGACGGGCTGCGGAAGGCCGCTGTGCTTGTGGAGGCATAATGATCGTCGGCATCTATGCTCTCGCGAAGAACGAGGCCGCTAATGTCCCGGCTTGGGAAGCGTCTTGCCGCGACGCGGACGTGCGGGTCGTGACCGACACAGGCTCGACCGACGACACGACGCAGCTGCTCGAGTTCGAGGGGGTGACCGTGGCCCGCGGGAGCGTCGTGCCGTGGCGCTGGGATGACGCCCACAACCTGTCGATGCAACACCTGCCTGCCCACGTCGACGTGGCAATCCGGCTCGACCTCGACGAGGTGCTCGATCCGGGCTGGCGGGATGCTTTGGAGGCCGCCTGGAAGCCGGAGACGACGAAGCTGCGGTATTGGTACCAGTGGAGCGACGCCCTGCGGTTCAAGAGCGACCGCATTCACCTGCGGGCCGGCTACCGATGGACCGGGGCGACGCACGAGGGTCTGGTGCGGTGGAACGGCGACGAGGTGCAGACGCACTGCGAGCAGACGCTTATCCGCCACCACCGGCAGCCGGGCAAGCAGCACAAGACAGACCTCACGCTCCTGCGGCAGGCCGTTCGCGAGGCTCCGCACGACGCGCGGATGCACTGGTATCTCGCACGCGAACTCGACTACCACGACCAGCTTGGGATCGTGGAGGCGTTTGAGCACTACCTGACGCTCCCAGGCGGGGCCGCGTGCGAGCGGGCCTACGCGTATCGCGTGCTCGCCCGCCGGCAGCCAGAGAAGGCAGGCAACTGGCTTCTCAGGACAATTGAAGAGTCGCCGCATGAGCCTGAGGGATATCTCGCCCTCGGCGAGGCGTGCTGGGAGGCCGGCGACGCCGTTGGTGCACTCCACTGGGCGCGGCGGGCCGCGATGGCACCTGCGGACCGCCAGACACACACGAGCGACCCGGTGGCCTATGGCCACCGTGCCCCGGAGATGGCCGCCACGGCTGCCTACAGCCTCGGCCTGAAGCAGGAGGCGCTCGAGCACGCCCGCGAGGCTTTCCGCCGCCACTCATCGCAGGAGACGGCGGCAGCGGTCGCCCGCTTGGAGCTCGAGCTCACGACGAACATCCCCGGCCCCCAGGAGCGATAGATGCCAGCCCTGTTACCGCACATATCCCGTAACGTCGCCACCCGACTGGCGGCAGCCCTTTCAGCCTTTACGTGGGGCAGCGTGCCCGGCGGCCGGATCAACGCCGTGATGCAACGCAAACCCGACTACGGTCTTGAGGACCTCGGCATGCTGCGTGTGTCGGTTGTGCCCGGGCCGTACACAATGAAGACAGAAACCAGAGGGATGGAGGTTGCCGACGTTTCGACCGGAATCGTCGTCGCCCAGCACGTCGGGAGCGAGGCAGAAATCGTCGCCCTGGAGGATCTGTGCCAGGAGATTGTGGACGCAGTCCGGTCCGACTTCATCCAGCCGTCGGGGCTGCCTGAAAACACGGACTGGACCGAGGTCGGAAACCCCCTGCCCTACGATCCTGAACTGCTCGAGGCGCGTAACGTGTTCATGGCGCAGATCAGCGTGCAGTGGGAGGTGCCTGTCGACAAGTGGGTGCCCGCGTCTCCCACAGGCCCGACGGGAGCGACGGGCGTATGAGCCTTCTACCAGCCGGAAACAATCCGCTCGGCGCCGGGCTTGCTGGCCCGAAGATCCCGATGCGGATCAACTTCGACTTCTTTTTTGATCGTGCGAGCGTGCAGAAGGCGCTCGACAGGGCTATCTACTGGGGGCTGTATCGCACTGGATCTGTACTGATGCAGATCAGCCGCCGTAGCATCAAGAAGATGGGCCTTGCAAGGCCTCAGCTGAAGGTCATGCAGGGGGCGGCCCCAGGAAGCCTGAGGCAATTGCTCTCAAGGCCAGACATCAACGAGCGCACTAAACGAAAGATCCGCTCGCGGATCTTTGAAATCAAGTTTCGTCCGCCCAGCCAGGCAGACACGCCTCCGCACACGCATTTCGGGACGCTCAGGCGGTCGATCACCTACCAATACGATCCATCGACTGAGTCTGTCGTGGTCGGTGCGTTCATGGACGGCGCACCTTATATCGCCAGCCTGCACGAGCACGGCGGAACGCAGCGTATGGCGGCGTGGGCGTGGATCCCGAAGTATGACCGTGGATACAAGGGCATCATCTCGTGGTATCGGGTCGGCAAGGGGCCAAGAAACACGCGGAACTGGGAATTGACGTCCAGTTTCCGAAAGACGTTCGTATACCCGCAGCGTGCCTTCATGTTCCCGGCAATGCTGGATGGCATCCGCCGCGGCCGGATCGCTAAGGAGTTCGAGGGCAGGTTCCGCGTCGGGTAGGTGGCCATCCGTTCATGTATACTGACGATAGGTGCCTTCTCTACGCGAGGAACACATGGCCACGACAATTCTGCTCGGAAAAAACACGGTAATTTCTGGACTGACGGGCGTCCAAGACGTCTCGATGACCACCGAGGCCGAGAAGGTGGACGCCACCACCAAGGGCTCGGCCGGCATTTACAAGCGTACCGTCGCAGGGCTGACGGCCCGCACGCTCGAGGCCACCGTGCTTGGCGACGCGGCGCAGACCTACGGTAAGGGAGTGACTGTCGTGGTTACGCCCAGCGGTGGCACTGCGTTTTCGATCACGGGCGTTGTCACCAGCGCGAAGCGGACGCAGCCGATCGGTGGTGCAGAAGCCGTGAGCGTGACGATCAAACCTGGCGTCGCGCTCGACAATGCCGACCAGGTCACCATCTAGTTTTCATCACCAGGGGGGGCTATGGCCAAATACAATCTGGGCAAAAACGCGCTGATCACTGCTCCTGGCGTTGTGCTGGACAACGTCGTCGACACCGACCTCAACGCCAGCGGCGACGAGGTGGATATCACGGTGTTCGGCGACACCGAAAAACAAGTCGGCTGCGGCCTGCTCGACGTCACCGTCGAGGTGGTCGCCACCAGCCACTCAGCGACCGTCGGCCTCACCGGACCGATTACTCTCGGCGGCATGTCGTCGGTCGGCTGCGTCGTGCTGGACGTCAAGGACAAGGTGACTCCGAAGGGTCGCCACGAATACACGATCACCTACGCACCGGCAGCGGACGCATCCTGACCTCTGAGGTGACCTGTGGCCAAGGTCCGCCTCGCCAGGAAGACTCCTATCTACGCTGACGGCGTGGCCCTAAACGGCACGCGTGATTTCGACATCGACATCGATCTCGATACGGTGGACGTCACGCCGTGGCATTCGTCCGTAAGGGGCGAGCTCACGCTCGCTGAGGCCAACACGGTCACGCTGCAGATTTATCACGTCGAAGACGTTCGGCGACTGATGGCTAAGTGGAACCAGTTTCCGCCGCAGCCGGTGCGGATTTCGATTGACGGTTCTGCTGCCAATTTTCTGGTGCACAAGCTCAAGGTAAACGGGCAGTTTGGCGGCGTGCTCGCCTACGAAGTAATCCTAAAACTCTGGCCCTACAACTGATGGCAAAGTTCAAGACGCTCGACGGTAAGGAATGGCTGGTCGAGGTGAATTACCTCACTGTCAAGCGCGTCCGCGATCTGTGCGGTCTCAACGTGCTCGACATCTGCAATCTCGACAAGGAGTCGCTGTCGGGGTGGGTGTCGGACGACCTCCGGGTGCTCGAGGTGATCTGCGCCGTCGTGCGGCCGCAGTTGGCGGCGGCCGACATGGCCGACGAGGCATTCTTTGCGGTGTGCGACGGGGGCGTGCTCAAGGAAGCCGTCGAGCGGCTTGTCGACCAGGTATCCGATTTTTTCCAAGAGCCCCGAAAGGGGCTGGTGAAGAAGGTGATTCAGAAGCTCCGGGAAACGGAGAAGAAGATGGAGAAGGCAGCTGCGACAGCGATCGACAAGGCGCTGGCGTCGTGCGAGTTCGAGCAGGCCCTGCAGACGCATGGGAGCTCGGCTTCCATCTCGCCGGCATCGTCGGAGTCGAGCCCTGGAGCTTCACCCTCCGAGAGCTCGTCTGGCTTGCAGACGGCCGGCAGCACGAAAACTGGACGCACACGGCGACGCTGATGAGCCTCTGGGCTCAGATCCACCACAACGAAGAGAGCGGCGAGCCGGCCCCGACCATGTACCACTACCATCCGTTCTACCGCGTGCCGAAACCCAAGCCGCTCGAGGCCACGCCCGACCTGCTCATGGCATTCGGATTTCGGCCTTTAAAGCCGGAGGTGCCAGATGGCGGCTAGTGCGGGCGCAATTCGTGCGGGCTCGGCCTACGTGGAAATCTTTGCCCGCGACGGGCAATTTCAGCAGGGTATGAGCCGGATTCGGGCGCGACTCATGACGCTCGGCACGCAGATGCGGCAGGCTGGCACCAGCATGACGCTGGGCGGTGCGGCCCTCGGGGTGCCGTTCATCATGGCGGCCAGGACGGCGGCCGCGTTCTCGCTTGAGATGGCGCGGGTGCGGGCGAACACGGGTGCGACTGATCAGCAGTTCGCCCAGCTGAATGCGTCGGCCAAGAATTTCGCGGTTCAGTTCGGACGCGCGCCTGAAGAGGTGGCCGGGGCAATGAGTGAGCTCGCGAAGGCGGGCCTCGACGCCGAAGGCGTGATGAAGTCGATCTCACCGATCCTAGCGGTGGCGGCGGCAGACAACATGGAATTGGCGCGGGCGGTCGAAGTGGCCGTCAGTACTATGGCCCAGTTCGGCATGACGACCAACGATTTCGGAGCGATCGCAGACAAGCTCCAAGCGACCGCCAACGCGTCGACCACGAGCGTCGACTCGATCGGCGAGGCGCTTTCCTACGTTGGCCCGAAAGCACAGGAGGCTGGTCAATCATTCGACGACGTGGCTGCAGCTATTGCCACCCTCGCGGACGCTGGCCTACGTGGATCGCTCGGCGGCACTGGCCTCGCGCGAGTGATTGAGTCGATCGCCAACGAAGAAGAAAAGCTGGCTGGCCTCGGCGTCAGTACTCGCGACGCAGCCGGTGGCATGCGGCCGTTCATGGATGTGCTCGAGGACCTCGGCAAGCAGACTGCCGGCATGAGTAACGTCGACCGCATCAAGCTGTTTACTGACATCTTTGAGATTCGCGGCGCAAACGCCGCCATGTCGTTGTCGAACATGCGCGACAAGTTCACTGAAGTGCTGGGCACAATCCAGAACTCCGGAGGCACGGCTCTTGGGAAGGCGACGTCGGTAATGAGCTCGTTTGGCGGTGCTGTTGCCCAACTTGGCGCTCAGTTTGGCGTGCTGCAGAACCAACTGATCGAATCGATGGGGCCGATCGCCACGCAGGCCGTGCAGGGCTTCACCAAGCTGCTTGCCGTGGTCGGCAATTTCATCAGCCGCAACGGCACGCTCGTGACGATCGTGGCCGGCGGCACCGCGGCCCTGTTCGGCATCGGCGTCGCCTCGCTCGCAGCCGGCATCGCCCTCCAGGGCCTCGCGACCGGACTGCGTGTGATCCAAGCCGTGCTGCCGCTGATCCCTGCCCTGTTCTCGCCAATCGGACTGTCCATCGCGGCCGTGTCGGCGGCGATCGCCGGCGGCGTCGTTATCGCCCGCACGCTCTCGCCGGCATTCAAGGAGGAAACCGATGCGATCGGCGCCGCACTCATGCGGCTCGACTTCGGGGCGGCCTGGCAGGTGATGAACGTCAATCTCGCGATCGCCCTAGTGCAGATGCACCAAGCGTTCGCTCAAGCGTTCGACCTTGTCAAAAACACCGTCGTCGCGACATCGCAATTCGTCGGCGACATGCTGATCCAGGGCCTCGACCGGTTCATGGGGCTGTTCGGCGCGGACATCCTCACGCTGCAGGCTGGCTTTGAGAAGCTGGGCGTGTATTTCCGGGCGGCGTTCGACTGGGACTTCGCTGTGAACGGCATGTCGGACGCGCTCAAGAAGGTCGAGGCACGCGTCGAGGAGGCCCGCCAGCGTGCGCCGACCGCCGACGCCCGCGCCGAGCAGAGAAAGCAGGAAAGGGAGAAGCAGGCAGAGGGCCGAAACGAGGAGATCAAGCGACGCGACGCCGGATTTGAGGACACGATCAAAGAGCTCCGGAAGGACGCCGCCAGGGCGAGAGAGCGTGCTCTCGGTAAGACAGACAAGGCTCCGGCAGAGACCAGTGTGGCCATTGATAAGCCGGCCAAGCAGAAACTTCCTGCGGCACCTCCGGGAGCGTTCATGGCGCCGCCGGAAACCAAGACTGGCAAAGACGATGGGATCGCCGGCGCTGGGAACTGGAGTGGGGTGGGCCTGGATATCGGTCCTGAGATTAACAGGCTCGAGGGTCCTGCGCACAGAACGGCCATTGCAACAGAGGCAACCGCAGCAGCAGCGAAGCTGATGGCCGATCGCGCCGCGATGCCTGTTGCTGCGCAGCAGCCAGCAGCTGCTGGCCTAAACGAAGCGGCCGATGCTGCACGCGAGAGGGTTGCCCGCTTCGAAAAAGCTGACGCCGCGCTTCAGGAAGCTAAGGCGACGCTAAAAGGCAGGGCCGAGAGCGAGCTTGGCATCACCGGCAGCGGGACTGGCGACATCGGCATGATCCTGCGGCAGATCGAGCAGTACCCTTTCATGCAGGGGGATGATGATCTCTCGAAAGAGGTCAGCCGCTACAAGGAGGCAAAACAAGAGAGGATGCGAGTAGAAGAGGAAAATAGAAATTTCTCTTTAGAGCAGTCGCGTGACGCACTGCAGTCGGCAGCAACGAGCGCGGCGAATGCTATGGTCGCTCAACAGCCTGGCGATTTCCAGGCTCAGTTGGACGCGATCGCGATGATGGCCGCCGATCCTAACGCGACGGCAGGCGACCTGCTCGCCCTCGGCGGCAACACGGCTATGGCCGGCCAGCAGCAAGCTGCGATTGCCGCCGCTCCGAATGTCGCAATGGACACCGTCGCGGCCCGGGCGCCTGCCGTGCGTCAAGGTGCGGCGCAGGGGGTGCAGGCCGCGATGGAGGTTTCAAATACCGGCATCGTCTTTCAGAAGGTCGGCAGCGAGATCGTTGCCGCCATCAACGCCGGCACTGAAGTCTCAAAATCAATGCTGGCGGCCCTCACCAAGCTCGCTGACAAGAAGGCCCCGGAGCTTGCGTTCCAATGAGCTACTACACCGTGTATGAGCTTCGCGACTCGGAAAGCGGCAGCGTCGAAAACGAGCTCGAGTCGGGCGAGGTTTGGAATGTCACGAAGAAATATCTTATCGGCCAATGCCCTGGCGGCATGGGTGAGGTTAAGGACGCTGTCGCAGACTATCTGCCGCGGTACTGGGCGGCCCCGTCAGGTTACTGGCGACGCAAGGGGCTCTCGATCAAGGGAGTCGGAAAGCAGTGCTTTGAAGTCACCGGCGAATACACGACGCTCGTGCCTGTGGTTGATGGCGGTGGAGGTGGAGACGGAGGCGACGGCGGAAATAACACGCTGGCCGCCGGCTCGATCGCCTGGGACACGACAGGATCAACCGAGCACATCACCAGCGCTCGCGAGGAACGCGTCGTTGGCGGAAACGACAACGACTTTTTCGAGGGAGCGATCAACCTGCAGGGCACGAGCGTCCAGGGAATTGACATTGTCGTGCCGGCGATGAAGTACAGCGAAACGTGGATCATGCCGGCCCAGCTTGGGCTCTCGCCAGCTTTCGCGAAATCGGTGTACTCGCTCACGGGTACGGTCAACGCTTCGCAGTTTCGGGCGTTTGCGGCCGGCGAGGCCCTGTTTATGGGCGGCCGCTCTCAGTGGAGTGGCGACCAGCCTTACGCTACGGTGACTTTCGACTTTCAGGTCAGGGCAAACGATCCGGAGTTCTACGTGAAGGGACTACCGACGACGCTCAAGGAAGGATGGGAATACCCGTGGGTCGTCTACCGTCCGGACACCTCTGCAAGCGGGCTGCTGGTGCAGCGCCCGCGGTGTTTGGTGATCGACACCGTCTACAAAAAGAAAGACTGGTCTGGCTTAATGATTGCCAACAGCCCCGGCGCTCGACGCACGGGCTCAAAGCCAGACGCAGCGACTGCGGCTGCAGTGGCGGCATTTTTTAATTGACATGGACGCGCGTCAGCACGTAAACCCGGGCGATCCGATCCGTTTGGCCGCAAGCCAGATCAACGGATTGAATCGTTTGCTGACTCTTGGCAGCGGTTTCGCGGGGGGGTCCGCCGGCGAGCAGCCGACCCCGTACACGTGGGTGATGGCCAAGAACAATGCCGGCTCGACCGTCGCTAGGTGGGGCGTGCTCGCCATAACAGGAATGCACGTCACGCCCGGCAGTAGCGGGGCCACAAGCCAATTCGAGGAGTTGCCCGTACTGGCGGGCACCACGCCGTCAGCGACCACGACGGCGTGGTGCGTAGCCGTGGAGCCGATCGAGAGCGGGAAGATCGGCAAGGTGGCTGTGGGCGGCGTGGTGCAGTGCAAGGTGACGGTAGATAAGGCTGATGACAAGTTCGTGGCGTGTTCCAGCGGTGGGCTTATCACGGGCACGACCGGCGAGGGGCTGATTTTGTGGAAGGAAAGCGGCACGGGCAGCGGCAAGTGGGCGCTGGTGCGGCTTGCTGCGGGCGGTGCTCAAGGCATCAAGCGTGGCACGTTCACTGGCACGTGGACGAAAGGCAGCACGACGACCGTCACGGATGCCGTCGTCTCCGGCACGACATACACGGCGAGGAACTACATAGCCACGCTATCGGGTTCCGTTTGCTTCATTGCTTATGTTGCTGATGAGTGGGTGCTCGTCGGCTGGGATTGGCACAGCATGACGGGCTACTCGGCGTCCAAGCAACAAGTCCTCACGCACGCCGCGAATGGCGGTTTGGCGTGGATTGATACCACGGCTTGCACATGACACTCGCCACCAAAAACGGATCGCTGATCGTCAAGGAGGGCAAGCTCGCAGAGAACTGCGGGTGCTGCGGTGATTGGTTTTGCTACAGCCCACCCATTTACTGCAATGCGTTTCGCTGCGTGCTGCCTAACACATTGTCGCTCTCGCTGTCCGCTTCACACTCTGGCGTTTTTTTTCAGACATTTAGCGTAAACACAACCTTTGGGACTACTTACCGGAACGTGAAGTTTTCGTCACCTTCTTTTTCTGCGTCCGTGACATTGACAAAGGAAAGCGTTTCATCTCCATGCAACTACATTTATAACCAAGGCGGCGGGCTGCTTCCGGTTGACGCATCAAAGCCCATGTTTCGCGTGTCACTTGGTGGACCTTGGTTTTGGCTGTCTTCGTCTGCGTGCGCTAGCGGCTTTCGCTATATGGTACGAATGATGGAGATCGCTGTCGTTGCGACTGGTGCACAGCTGTCGCCGTTAAACCAGAACGTGCCGCCCGGACATGCCTTATTTGTCGCCCCAGAAAACGACTCGTATGGATCACCGTCCTTGCAGCCGTTTAATCCTCAAGTCGTGACGCTCCCTGCGGCGTCGATTAACAATGCTTACATAGACGCTTCGTCGATATCAACAAACCAAGCATGCGCGGAATCATTTGATAACCCCATTCAGGCGGGGTTTTCCTTTACGCTTGCGATGGGATCGTCGCCGAGCGGCCAACTGGTGGCGATCCCAGCAACCATAAGCGTTACTTCGTAGGTTTACCGTGCCCTGCTACCAATCCACCACCCTCCCCGGCGGCGTGACCACCACAGGTCGCACTGGTTACAAGACAGAAGCCGACTGCCTCAACGCCTGCCGGGAAGGCGCGTGCTGCGAGGGCACGACGTGCACGGTCAAACCGCAGTGCCAGTGCCAGGGGCCGGGGAAGGTGTTCAATGGTGTGGGGACGGTGTGCACACCGAATCCGTGCACGGCTTGCTGTGCAGGCGACCGATACCCTGTTGGTGGCGACGTTCTAATAAACCTATCGCTTGCGTTCCCGCAGGATTCTTTCAGGAAACCTTTGCTCTACGGTACTTACACAAACCCGAGTCTATCGTTTACCGGTAGCCTTATTTCACCGATTGGACCCACAGGCTCCGTTTCAAGCCACATGGTGGCACAGCTTGGATGCGCCCAGCAAATTGCCGGTGGTGTGTCGGCAGTGTTTGTGAACAGCAGGTTTGCATCCACTCCTCCAGCAGGCCAGGCAAACACGGTTTACGGTGATTACGGGGCAAGCGTGCACGCTGCGTCAGTTCAAGCAGCAGTGTGCTCGGATAGCGCAGGCTCAATATGTACTCTTGGGCTTTTCGTCACCTTTGAACTTGTATACGCGATACCTTCTGTCTTTAACTCCGAAGAATCACGCCGGTGGGGTATTCCGCCCGACGGGATCAAGGTCGGCAGCGGATTCACCAATGCGGATAATGTGCCGCACACCGTCTTATTCACATCAATTGCATTCGGTGTGGCAGTTGGGACAGAGCTACGGTCTGTTGTGTCGTCGCCTAATTGCTTCACTCGCTCGCTTAATCTAACAAGCGACATAAACAACTCTTGGATTTATGGAAATCCTCCGGTTCGGTTCGCTAGCAATACTGCGCAGACAGTAGGAACGGTGTCGTTGCAAAATGTGTGACACTTGCTGTGAGTACAACGCAGATTCGACATGCAAGTATTGCATGAGGGCGGCACCACAGCACGAAGCACCTCGAATTTGCAGGAAACGGCTTGGCCTTTCTGGCGTGCCTTCGGCATTGGTGCCGCATGAACCGTTACCACCACCACCCGACCTCGCCCGTCAAGACGCTCCCTCGTTCTTGACCAAGATCAAGAACTTCGCCTCTGCCGCCGTCTCGCACGTCGCCGCCGGGATGCCGATGGCGAGCGACGAGGAGATCATCCGGCGGCACGACATCTGCCTGACGTGCGAGCATCTGCGGGACAACGCCTGCCAGTTGTGCGGGTGCCCGGTGGCGAGGGCGGCGGGGTATGTGTCAAAGTTGAGTTGGGCGGATCAAGAGTGCCCGGCGGGGAAGTGGGGCAAGGCTCCGTCCGCTTGACAGTGCTGCCACGCTGCTATTGCACCCCATTCCGGTTCTGGCACTCTGCCAGCTAGCCCCTTTTAGGAGGAACGATGCCGAAACAGCCCGACGACATCGCGCGCATGGCTCGCCAGATCGTTGTGGAATATCCGCAGCACCCTGCGCGATCGCTGGCCAGGCGGCTCGTCGAGGCCACTAACGGTGCGATCACGCTAGAAACGGCACGCATGAGAATCCGCTCGCAGCTTGGACAGGCCGGTGATAAGAAGCGAAAACGCAAGACCGGCCTCGAACGGCCGGCACGCTCGCCGGGCGAAGGCGTCGCCATGCCGGCGAGTCGGGCCGCGAAATGGGAGCCGTACGATCCAAAGCTGGCAGGCCTGTGGGGCGTGCTTTCCGACATCCACGTGCCCTACCACTCTGATGTTGCGCTGCGGGCCGCGGTCGAGCACTTGAAGCAGCGGAAGGTCGTGGGCCTCCTGCTCAACGGCGATATCGCTGACTTCTACTCGATCAGCAGGTACGTGAAGAACCCGGCGAACCGCGACTTCGGGGCCGAGCTCGCCCAGGTGCGGCAGCTGCTCAAGTGGCTGCGGAGCGAGTTCCCGGGCGTGAAGATGGTCTACAAGCAGGGCAACCACGAAGAGCGGTATCAGCACTGGCTGTGGCAGCATGCCGCTGAGCTCTCGCTCCAGCCTGAGATGAATCTGGAGGTCTGGCTGCATTGCAACCTCTATGACATCGCGATGGTGGGCGATCAGCTTCCCGTGATGCTGGGGCGGCTTCCCGTTCTGCACGGCCATGAAAAAGGCGGCGGCATGACGGCGCCGGTGAACCAAGCCCGCGGTGCATTCATGAGGCTGCACCACACCGTGCTCGAGGGCCACGGCCATCGCACGTCCGGGCACTGCGAGCCCGACATGTTCGGCAATGAGACGTTCTGCTGGAGCACCGGCTGCCTCGCGGACCTGCGTCCGGAATACGCGAGGCTCAACAAATACAACTGGGGCTTCGCGACGGTCGACGTGCACGCGGATGGCAGCTTCGACGTGCAGAACATGCGAATCACAAAAGACGGCGTGGTGCGGACGTCGTGAGACTCACGGACGAATACATCGCGGAAGCCCGGCGGCGGGCGTATCGATTTCAGGGCCAGTGGTGCGGCACCAGTGGCTCGTTGGCGGCAGACACGGCACGATTGATCCGGGAGAGGGAGCTACTTATGGGAACGATCACAGAGTTGGAGCAGAGCAACGCGGCCATGCGGGCTGCAATTGAGTCGCGCGGCGGATGCTGCGACGGCGGCAAGTGTCACGCCCCCCCTGCCCTCAACCTGCCGGAGGGCTACGCGGATTACACGCTGACACCGGCAACGCCGGTGCCGGAGGCCAAGTTCGACGAGCCGATCATGACCAGCGGCATGCCTCCGGAACAGCTGGAGGCCGCGTGGGCCGGCGTAAAGCAGCGGCAGCAGGATCTCCAGGAGCGGATTCGCGGCCCCCATTCCAGTGAGCCGCTTGATCGGAGAGTGGTCGGCGATACGGCACTGCCTGACACAGCGGCGCAGCCAGGCACCACGGAGAAGTTCGGCACTGGTGCCGTGCGGTCGAGCACGTTCGAGGAGTTCCGCTATGACCTCGTCTCGCCGATCGGGATTCGTGAAGTCGCTCGAGCGTGTGCCGAGGGGGCTCAGAAATACTCAGACTTCAATTGGGAAAAGGGCATGCCGGTTCACGACCTGCTCAATCACGCGATCGCCCACGTCTACCAGTTTCTCTCCGGCGACCGCAGCGAGCCGCACCTCGGGCATGCTGCCTGGAACCTGCTGGCGGCGTGCCATTCCCACGAGCTCTGGCCGCACCTGAATGACGGTACGCTTCGCGGCCCGGGCTGCAAGCCGCCGAACTGAACAAAGGTACAATGACAGTAGGAGCAGCTTGTGAAGCCTGAACACACACGACTGGCAGACACGCTGTTCCGGCACGGCCCAAATGGCCGTGAGCCCCTGGCACCTCCCAGCGGGGATCACGTGCACTACCAGCCGCTCCGCAGGGCGGGGATTGGCGTGATCACCTCGCGACTGCCGACCGCCGCGAACACCTGCCGCTGCTGGGCCTGCCGTATCGGTTTCAGCGTCGACCATAGCAAGATTCAGAGGTAGCCGATGCCCACGCTCACGCTCACCGGCAATAACCGTCTCACCTTCTCGCTTGCCGACACGCAGCTGGTCGGCAGCGTTACGGGCGACGTCGAGGTGCGAACGCAGCAGACCGTGGCAGACGGCAGCGGTACCGGCCAGGCGAATGTCGCGTGGGCGACTCGCGTCACCCTGCCGACAGGCCAGGCGTATTCGATTGACCTGACCAGCCTCGCGGCGTCGGCGTTCGGCTACCAGGGCATCATCTCCGTGACAAGGCTGAAGGACGTCATCGTCGTCAACACCGCAACAGCGGCAGGGCGCTATCTGCTTTACGGAGTGATTTCCCCGCAGGACACGACCGGCTATGCGGCACGCATTAATCGCGGCGGCAGCTACCGGTGGACTGACTACGAGGACGGCATCGCCGTGACTGCTGGCAACAAGACGCTCTATATCGCAAACCCATCCGGCGGCAGCGTGACGTTCGACATCGCGCTCGCTGGCGTCGGCACCTTCTCGGACAACTGATGGTCGCAGCATCGGGCGACAATCTGTACGCGATCGTGACGCAGGTAAGTGCGTTCCTGACGGCCGCACGTACACAGGCCGCGTCGGGGATGACGTGGCAGAAGTTCGGACAACTGCTGCTCGACCTGTTGCACCAAGCCGTGACGGCCCTCGACGCCGTCTCCGGCCTTACTGGGCCTGAGAAGAAAACGCTGGTGCTGACGGCCGTCGCGTCGCTTTTTGACTCGGTGGCCGACCGCTGCGTGCCGCTCACACTGTACCCATTTTGGTCCATCATCCGCCCGGCCACTCGCACGCTCGTACTGGCGATCGCTTCCGGTGCGATTGAGTCTCTCCTTCCGATCACGAGGTCTGCATGATCACGCTACTACTGGTCGCTGTTGCTATCGCGTTTCTCTTCTGGCCCAAGGCCGGCGTTACAAATCCTCTGCCAAAATCCTTTTCTGCAGAGGATTTGTTCCTCGTGCCGCCACCGGCTGCACCAAAGCCGCCCGCGGCTCCTGATGCCCGCGAGGCCATCGACTCGCTGCTCGAGGTCCGCGACCGGCTGGCCGCCACTGAGGCCCTCGACGAGGACTCGGCCAAGGCCGTGGACATCCTTTGGCTCGACCTCCTGCATGGGAGCAAGAAATGAGCCGAGACAAGCTGATCGGAGCCTGTGTCCTGCTCACCTTGGCCCTGGTCGCGGCCTATGTTGAGTACGGGCCTCGTAACTCAACACCAGCACCAGGCGGCGAGTTCTCTCTGCGTGGCAAGTGGATCGGGCCGCACGCGGCCGAGGACGCAGCCGCGTTCGCCGGCCTCTGCCACGGCATTGCCGAGGCCCTTGAGGCAGATGGCAGCGTGTCGCAGCCCCGGATCACGACGGGCGTGCAGATCGAGGACGTGCGGGTGGCCGCGGCCGAGGGCCGGTTCCTGCCTCGCCGCCTGACTCGCGAGCAGCCGCATGCGACGGCCGCCGCCGGCAAATACCTGGACGACGTTGGCGGCACCTCCGGCGGGCCTCTGGACGCCGTTTCGCGGGCGAAGTGGGTGGCAGCGTACCGTGCACTGGCCGAAGCGGCCGAGGAATCCGTGCGATGAAACTATCCGACTTCCTGTGGGAACTGATCGACAATTCGTTCTACGTGGCGAACCTCGCCGCGGTGGTGCTTGTGTCGTTGTCCGCGGTCGCCTGCCCGCTCTGGCTGGGCATGATCCACGCCGAGCTCGCAAAGATCCGCGATCAGATCAAACCATGTGAGTGCCGGCACGACGACGGCCCGGGGCCGGTCCTGCCGCGCGTGCTCCCGCGGCTGCGGCGGATCGGCGAGGAGGTCGAGGATTGAGCCACCGACAACGAGCCTGGACGTTCTCAGCGATCGCTTTCGTGATCGCGGCCGCCATCATCGGTGCGGTCGTCGACCACTACACGCACCGGCTGCTCCGACGAGTCGACGCGGCCTACGGCTATACACCAAACCCCGAAGGTGTTCGCCAGTTTCTCCGCGAGCTCAACGAGCCGACATTCGCCGAGGCCGGTGCAGACGCGATGAAGCACGCCACGGGGCGTGACACGTTTCTCTACCGAGCCGTCAACGTCTCGCACCAGCGCCGCTACGGGAAGCCGTGGCAGTGCTGGAACCAGGGCGACCACGGAAGCTGTGTCAGTTTCGCGTTTGCGTTGGGAGAATACACCGCAGAAGCGGTCGACCACGTAGCCGGTAAGACGAAACAGGCGCCGCTTGAATGCGCGACTGAACCGGTTTATGGCGGAAGCCGCACGAGCGCGAGACTCCCGCCGATGGAGCGAAATTACGGAGGGGATGGAAGCTATGGAGGCGCCGCGGCCCGCTGGCTCACCGGCAACTGCAAAGACAAGACGATCGGCGGCGTGCTGTACCGCACGCAGTACGGCGCGTTCGATCTGAGCACCTACTCAATCCCGCTCTCAAAGACATGGGGCCGCGACGGTGTGCCGCTCGAGCTCGGGCGTGAGGCCGCGAAGCGGCGGGCAAAGTGCGTGCAAGTGCAGACTTGGCAGGAGCTCTGCGCGGCGATTGAGCGGGGCACGCCGGTGGCAATCTGCTCGCAGGTTGGCTACGGCCCGACGCCGCGAGTGCGTGACGCCGACGGCGCACTTTCCAGGGGCTCGCCCTGGTCGCACGCGATGCTGATATGGGCCGTGAGGCACAAACACAACGGCTCGCCCGACGACATGGGGCTCATCCAAAATTCGTGGTACGTGAAATGGGTGTCGGGTCCGCGGTGGCCGGACGATCAACCGGACGGCTCCTTCTGGGCTCGGCGGCGAGACATCGAGGCCGCTCTGCAGCAGGGCGACTCGTGGGCCATCGGCACCAGCTACGAGTGGCGTGATCTGCAAAACGCGGAATGGGGGCTGGCACTATGAATCTCGTCATGTGGGCCGTGTTCGGTGCGATCGTTGGCGGCATCGCCAGGTCGCTCTTGCCGTCGAAGATCCCTGCCGGCTGGCTGCCCACGATCGCGATCGGCTGCCTCGGAAGCGTGGCCGGCGGACTGCCCTTCGGCACCGGCCCGGCCGGGCTTGTTGGCTCGATCATCGGGGCCGTCGTGGTTCTGTATCTGCATCGCATGTGGAGCGACTCGAATGTCTGACAAGCAGAAGAAACTCGCCGTCGCAGGCTTGATCGTCGTGGCCCTGACCTGGTGGCTGGCTACTGCTCCGGAGTCGCCCGTGCGGCCGACACCCGCGCGGCCCGAAAGGCCGGTCCTGCGGTTCTTGGCGAAGGTGGCGGGCGTGGCGGCACGGTTCGGCCTGACGGCCCTGCTGTTCGCCGAGCCGGCACCCCAGGACGCCGACGAGGTGCACCTGTCCCATGCGGTGCTTGGCCCTGACGGCCACCAGCAGCTGCGAAACGAGGTGTGGTGATGCACGCTCTCTGGCACTGGATCCTCTACGTGCTGACGGCTACCAGCGCCGACCCGCAGCTGCTCGAGCACGAGCGTGCCCGGGCAGCTGGCAGCGTCAACGTGGCGTATGCGTCGCTCGCAACGGAGCCCCCGGCTCCCGCCCGCGAGCCGGCCAAGCCGGCCGTATGCCCCGACTGCAGCGGCAAGGGCTATACGCTGCGATCTGACGGCAGTCGGTGGGCGTGCCGATGCAAAGCATGCCCGACCGGAACCTGCCCTAAGAGGTAAGCGTGGAGCCCCTAAAGCGACTCACCGAGCAGGTGGCCGGCATGGCCGGCCGGCTGGCAGAAGACGTCGGCCGGGAACGCATGGGCGCGATCGTGCGGCTGGTCATCCGGCACTGGCCGCACGAGCACCTCCGCGTCATCGCCCGCTCCGGCGGCCGCAACCACGCCGACCTGGTGCACGTCGGGAAGCTGCTGCACGCCCAGGTCCGCGAGCAGTGGGAAGCCAGGAACGGGATCTCGCCCGACTGGGATCTCGTGCTCTCTAAGGCGGCGAACGCCTGCTGGCTGGTGCTGCTCGAGCTCTGGTTCCGGGACACGGAGTTCCGCGTGACGCTAAAGGTGCTCACGCGGAAGATTGCGGAGCCGTCGTGACAAGGATTGCCGGCGTGGGCCAACAAAAGCTTCGCGTAGTGCCGTGCGACTTTGACGAGGCATGTGCGTTTGTTGGTCAACACCACCGGCACCACAAACCGCCGGTCGGGCACAAGTTTTCGCTCGCAGTTGCTGATGAATCTGGCGTCGTGCGAGCCGTGTGCATGGTCGGCAGGCCGGTCGCAAGGGGCAACGATAACGGCATGACGCTTGAGCTCACGCGGCTGGCCAGCGACGGTTGCGAGAATGCGTGCAGTTGTCTTTACGGCGCTGCTTGGCGTGCCGCAAAGGCTCTCGGTTACGCTCGGCTCATCACTTACATACTCGACTCTGAGCCCGGCACGTCGCTCAAGGCAAGCGGATGGCGATGCCTTGGGGAACGGGGGGGGGGTAGTTGGTCTTGTCAAAGTAGGCCAAGGGTCGACAAGCATCCTCTGCAGCGCAAGCTAATGTGGTCGGCAGAGTAGCCATCACGCCGCCGGCCGCTCCGGCGGCTCCTCGCCGAGGTCGAGCGGTGGCAGCAGATCCGGGGCCGTCGGCCCGTCTCGCACGATGTTCGGATCGAAATAGGATTTACGCGTCGTGGAAGGACGGTCGTGATCAGCCAGCCGCGTGGCGTCGCCCCCAGCCGCGTGGTAGTAGCTCAGGGAAGCTTTTCTAAAGCCGTGAAAGCCCCGATAGGTGACGCCGGCACGCGTGCAGAGGTGCCGCAGGCTGGACCAGATCGACGTCGGCCGGCGGTCCCACGGCCAGACGATATCCTCCGGCCTACGCTGGCCGGCTCGCAGCATGTCGGTGGCCTGCTGGTTCAGCCCCCGCACAATGTCACGCGTTTTCCCCTTCCTCGTCTGGCCAAGGAACGTGATCTCTCGGGCCTCAAGGTCGACGTGCTCCCAGCGGAGGGCGAGCATTGCCCCCAGCCGTTCGGCCGTGAGCCACGACACGTAAATTTGTGTCGACCACCACCACGCGTTCGGCACGCCAGCGATCGTGCCTTTGTACTTGTCGCTGCGTGTCATCGCGGAACGGATCAGCTTCGCGACGTCGTCAGAAGTGTAGGCCCGCGGGACACGCTCAACGGCTCGGTACGGCGGCAGTGATGGCCACTCGACGTGTTCGCCGCGGCTGTTCTTCAGCTTTTTCTTACTTGCATAGGTCCAGATGGCGACGCACTGCGTGCGATCTTTCAAAACAGAGTTCCGTGCCGCAATCTTCCCCCGGTGGGGCGTGATCTCACGCCACCGCAAGAATTTGCTCACGACCAGGTCGTCGAGGTCGTCGAGCGTGGGCTCTGGATCGGCGCGGCCTGGCACGGTGGCCAGATAGTCGCGGAAGCGGTCGAGCGTCTGCATGTACAGCACGACGGTTCGATCCGAGAGCATGTGAAGGGGGGCATATCGTTCCAGAAGCAATTCGCGAACCGTCATGGCGCACCTCAGCAGAAGCTGCGGCACACATCCTTGCCAACGACCGCTGATCGCAGACTGCGATCAGACCGGCCTCCATGCCGCAGAACGCTGAGAATACCATACATGTGTTCAAGTGTACACCTGCATGCCCTCCGCTCGACAATTCCCGGCTACACCCACCATACGGCCGGCGTGGGGGGCTGGGCAAGTAATCGGTTTGACTCGACTACCGTTGTCGGTAGAGTTGGAGCATGGTAACGATGACGCCAGACGGGAAATATTGCTCTGTCGAGGAAGCCGTCGGCATTGCCGGCTGCACCGACGGTCTGATTCGGCTGCGTCTCCGAGAGGGCAGGCTGGCGGGCTACAAGGCCAATCAGCGAGCCTGGATGGTGAGCGTCGAGGGCTGCCAGGCCCTGCGGCAAGAGCTCGCCCCGCACTCGAATGTCCGAAAGGCCGAAGCCAAGGCCGAAGGTTCTGCCAAGCGGCAGAAGGCCAAGCGGCGAAAAAGCCGCTGATCACCGGCCGTTGTCGCGTCCTGCGGAAATCCGCTCAACTCGCGTTGACATCTTTACCGATAGCGGTAATCATTGGCACGCACGCAGGAGAAACCAATGAAAGAAATCGAACACCTCGCCGCCGCTGGATGCCGCTTCGTGCGGCTGGCCCGTCGAGAGAAGCGGCCGATCGGCGCGGCCTGGCAGACTAAGTCGACCGGCGACTTGACGTATGTCAAGAAGTGGATGGCGGCCGGCAGCAACGTCGGCCTGCTCCTCGGCCCTGAGTCGGGCGTGGTCGACGTTGAGTTCGACGAGCCGGCCGGCCTAGAGCAGCTGGCCGCGTTCGGTATCACCGACCTGCACACGCCCACGTGGCGGTCGGCACGCGGCGAGCACCGGCTCTTTCGCTGGGAGCCTTGGATGCCTTTGACAGCCGTGGTCAAAGCCGAATCACTGGAGATCCGCCTCGGAGGCCGTGCGGCCCAGTCGGTGCTGCCGCCGTCAGTGCACCCATGCGGTGGCCAGTATGAGTGGATCATCCCGCCGTCGCTCGTGACGATCGCCCCCTTCCCTGCCCAACTGCTTCGAGGTGTGCCATGCAACGCATGACCTGGTCCAGGTTGATTGACAGCTTGGTGATGGTGAAGCTCGGTCAAGAGCTCGGCACCTCGAGCGAGCTCGCGCAGTCGATCGCGGGCGTGATTGATGCGGCGATCGCCGTGATCGGGAGGTTCTGTGGTTGACAGGTTTACCGCTATCGGTACGCTTCGCACTCATGACTACCGCTACCGGCAATCAACAGGAAAACAAATTGAAATCGACCGAGGCCGTTTTGCCCTTGTTTTCGAGCACTTTGCGCACGCACAAAACCGCTTGACGAATAACTGAACACTCGTACACTGCGCCCCACACGGACAGGACTGCCCCCCGCAAACGAACAGGACCGCTCGACGTCGGAGACGGCGAGCGGAAGGAAGCCGGTGGAACCGGCATGGCACGGAAGCACGGATCCCGCAGAGCACGACGCCGAGCGGGTCATTTTTACTAGGAGGCAACGGATGCCGACGAAGCGACGCAAACCGACAACCTCCGCAACTCGAGGAGGCACACGTGATCACGGACGACAACGGCCTGCCGCAAAATCGCGGTCGAAGGGGCGGCGGGACAACGCGAACAGACGACCCCTGCCCCGCGGAGATCGCTCGACTGTGCGAGCGAATACGGCAGGAATGGCCGGAGTGGCGGCTGAACCAAGGGCGGCAGGAGTACGTGGTGCAGGAGCACTACGCGCGGCTGGCAGAAGCGATCCTCGGGACGCACTGATCCGCGGGGCCAGCGGTGCGGCCCTGCTGATGGCCGACAGGCTCTCGCTCTGCGTGAACCTTACCGGCGACGGCACTGTCGGCGAGGCCGAGGACATGGACCTCGACGACCGCATCAAGGCCGGCGACCGCATGGTGCCGTATGACGTGATCGGCGCCGCCATTGACGAACTGACCGCGTGGCGTGACGGGCTCGGCGAGGTGCTCGCCGGTGCTGACACGCTCGCACGAATCGCCGCGCTCGCGGCCAAGAAAGGGCGACGCGGATGCTGATTCTGTCCAGAAAAGTTGACGAGTCGATTGTGTTTCAAGGGCTCGACATCGAGGTCATGGTGACGTCGATCGAGCGAGGACGCGTGAAGCTGGGAATCAAAGCCCCCCAGGGGGTGAAGGTGCTCAGGCACGAGTTGCTCGAGCGGATGGATCCGTGGGTGATTCAGAAGAAACCAGAAGGAGTTGAAAGCAATGGCGACGAATTTCATGCCTGACCGGGCGGCCCGGTCGAGGTCACAGCTGAACTGCGACCGCGGTGCTGCGATGGGCCGTGTGTTTCGTTGTGCTCGCGTGCTGGTAGCCGGCATGGAGCAGTTGGATCGTGGGCTGTATCGCGTGGAGTCCGGAGACCTTCTGGCGCTCAGGACGGCGCTGGCCGAGGCTGCACGAATTGTTCGCAATGACGAAAGGAGCTCGACATGAGCATGAAAGAATTCATACCCGCTGGCTTCGTTCCTCTGTCGGATTGGGACTACAAGCACCGCGGCTCAAACGATGGACATTCGGTTGAGTGGAAGCTGCTCGGGGATGCTGCCAAGACAGGTGAAATCCCTGGCATGAAGCTTGGCGGCAGCGGCAGGTGGTTTGTGCATCAAGAGTCGGCAGTGGCCTTGTTGGCCAAGCGGTTCGACGAGGATGCGAAGCGAGCCGCCCAGGCTGACCGCGAGGCGGCTGCCGCCGACGCTGCGGTCGAGGCGCCGGAGTCAGTGGCCGTCGATCTTGCGAGGCTGACCGTAGCTGTCGACCGACTCGCCGCTGCGATTGAGAGCGTGTCGAAGGCTGGCGTGTTGCAGGGAATGTGCGTGAACGACCTCACCATTTACGAAGAAGGGAGCTCGACATGAGCGGCGTATTGAACATCACACGCGGCCGCCGCCAGGCGGCGGTTCGCGGGACGATTTACGGCATCGAGGGCATCGGCAAAACGACGCTCGCGACGCAGTTCCCTGCCCCCCTGGTGCTCGACACGGAGGACGGCACGAACCACCTCGACGTGGCCCGGGCCTCCATCCACGACTGGAAGAGCCTCACGCTTGCGCTCACTGAGCTCGCCGTGAACGCTCAGGGTTTTAAGACGATCGTGATCGACTCGGCCGACTGGGCCGAGCGGCTGCTGATCGAATGGCTTCTGAAGACGAGCGGAAAAAAGAGCATCGAGGAGTTCGGCTTCGGCAAGGGCTACACTATGGTGGCCGAGCACTGGACCCGTTTTCTCGCGTCGTGCGACGTGTTGGTCGGCCAGGGCATCAACGTCGTGTTCGTTGCCCATTCGATGGTGAAGCGGACCAGCCCGCCGGACCAGACCGACGGCTTCGACCGCTATGAGCTCAAGCTCACGAAGCAGTCGGCGCCGCTGCTGCGTGAGTGGTGCGACCTGCTGCTGTTCTGTAACTACAAGACCAAGCTGGTCGAGGGCAGCGACGGCAGGCTGAAGGCCCAGGGCGGCAAGGAGCGGATCATGTACGCCGAGCACTCGGCTGCGTGGGACGCGAAGAACAGGTTCGACCTGCCGGCCGAGATGCCGATGGAGATCGTGCACCTCAACCGGATCTTCAACGCTGCCGTCCAGTCGCAGCCTAAGCCGCTGGGCTGGCTGGACCGCGTGAAGCTTGCGAAGACGGTGGCGGATCTCGACGCGATCGGAACCGACGCCGACGAGGCTGAGTCGCGTGGCGATTTGTCGCCGGAGCGGCGGCAGAAGCTCGACGCGGAAATCTCGAAGAGGCACGACGTCATCGAACCGAGGGAGGTGGCCAATGGCGTGGTCTGACAGCCCCCCCTGGAAGGTCCGCCAAGACCAACGGGCCGAGCTCATGCGAAAGATCGCCGCGGTGACGCGGGCGTATGAGTCGCAGGATCTGGCGTTCGACAAAGCGAAGGATCAGATCGAGGAATTGCTCAGTGGAGATGCGTCGCGGATCGTCCGCGTCGGCAACAGGACACACGAACCGGAGATCCAATCATGAACTGGGACGAATTCGGCGAAGACGATTTCGAGGCTGGCGGTACGGGCGAGCAGGGCTTCGTGCCCGACGGCACGCACGTGGCAGAGATCAAGTGGGTTGGCATCCAGAACAAAGAGTGGGCGAAAAACGATCGCAACCCGGATGGCAAGGTGCTCACCGTGAAGCTCGAGGTGTCGGCCAAGTACAAGCCGTTCTGGGAGAGCATCCCGTGCCACCAGCGCGGCCGCGTGGAGCAGCTGTGCCGGGCGGCACGAATCGACCCCCCACGGGGCGAATGGGACGAGCGTGAGCTCAAAGGCCAGATGGCGACCGTCGAGACGGTGCTGGCCCTGTCGAAGGCCGGCAACGAGTTCGTGAAGGTCGTGTCGTGGAAGCCCGGCCCGGAGCCGCTGCCGAAGGAGATCCGCGAGGCGCCGGTGAGGAAGACGCTGCCGCAGAAGGCGAAGGCGGAGTTCGTGGCCGGCGGTGGTGGTGCCGACGACGTCCCGTTCCTGTGGCTGGTGCCGTTGCTGGTGGCGCTGATCGGAGGTGCGGCATGACGAAGCTCTACAAGACCACAGTCAACGACTCCAACATTCAAGCCGCCGGGCTTGGCTTTTTTACCCAGTACGGCGAGCCACGGACGGTTGACGGCACGCCGATGGTTTTGATGCCGCATGGCGTGCTCGTTCCCGCTGCCGGATGGCACGCAGACAAGCGAGGTGCGTTGCTAGAAGCTGCGCAGCGTGTTGTTGAACTCGGCCACCGGCTGCTCGCCCAAGCTGACAGGCTGACAGAAGAGGCTGAGAAGAGCGAGGAGGTGCAGGCATGACGCTCGCAGACCCGGGGCACGTCTGGTTGGCGCGGAGATGGCTGAAACACAACGCCGAGCGGATTGCCGCAGCGGTCGAGCCGCCGGGAAAGGTGCACCAACACCTGACGGGTCAGGACTTCGTCGCTTGGCTCGAAAAACTCTTGGAGTCTCACCAGCGAGTTTGCCAACAGGAGTACGACCGTTCGGGACGGATCGGGCCGGTGTGGACCGGCGACTGACAGCGACGAGCGGCTGATACAAGGACGAAAGGAGTTATCACGGATGAGCGACTACTACCCAGCGACCGTCGACTTCGGGCCGCTGTTTGCGGCGAGAAAAACAGACCCCCCCACATCGCACGCCGCGGCGAAGATCAATCGCATCGGCAAGAAGTGGAAGGTGCTCGAGGCCCTGCGGCTCGGGCCGGCCGGGCAGACAGAGATCGCGGCCAGGTGCGGGCTGGTGCCGCACGAGGTCAACAAGAGGCTGAACGATCTGCGGAATGACGGGCTCGCGATGCACACCGGCCGTGAGGTGCGGAATGCGGGCGGGCTGCTGGAGAACGAATGGAGGTGCGTGTGAGCGTCGAAACCGGCCGGCAGTGCGTTGAATGGCTCGCGGATATCTGCGAGTCGCTTGGGTATTCGGTGTTCGTTCCAGAGAAAGAAACCCACCTGCCGTATGACATGAAGTGCAACGGCCTGAGGCTTCAAGTTAAGTACCGCGCATCGCCAACAGAGCAACCAAACAGAGTGCGATTGAAGACGGCCTTCGGCTCTGGGACTGTGGCTTATCTTGCAACAGATTTTGACGTCTTAGTCGTTCGCTGGTTCGATGCTTGGTACCACATTCCATCGCATGCGATCACAAGAATCGATGGGACGATCATGAACGGAATCTACATGCCTGGCGTCGCTGAGTGGCGCGACAGGTGGGACGTTTTGGATGGCGACCGCGTCTGTTATGCCGAGCAAAAGACATTTGATTTCTAAGGAGGCCACGGATGGCTCGAGCTCGTAACATCAAACCGTCTTTCTTCAAGAACGAGTTCCTGGCCGAGTGCGACCCGCTGGCCAGGCTGTTGTTCGTCGGCCTGTGGACGCTCGCCGACCGCGACGGCCGGCTGGAATGCCGCCCGCTGCGGATCAAGGCGGAACTATTTCCGTATGACAACTGCGACATCGTCGCCATGCTGGGGCAGCTGCAGGCCCGCGGTTTCGTCGTGGCCTATGAGGCCGGCGGCAAGAAAATCCTCGAGATACCGAAGTTTGGTGAGCACCAGCGGTGCCATCCGGAGGAGCGTTCTGAAGGCCTCCCCCCCTGTGAAGATGGGCAAGCCGTGTTTTTTCCCGGCGAGCCGGGAAATCTCCCGGCGAATTGCGCCTCTTTCCTCTTTCCTCTTTCCTCTAATCCTCTTCCCTCTACTGCTCCGAGCAGCGCCGCTCCGCGGGCTCGCTCGAAGCCAGCTGATCCGCTTCGGTGGTCGGATTCAGGCTGGGAGGGCATCACCGACGCTGACCATGCGGAATGGTCACAGGCTTACCCGGCGGCTGACCTTCCCGTCGAACTCGCCAAGGCCCACCAGTGGCTCAAGGCGAATCCCAAGAAGGCACGGAAATCGAACTGGCGGAAATGGCTCACCACGACGTGGTTGACCAGATGCCAGGATCGTGGTGGCACCCATCGAGAGGCTGCACGGCCGGCGGCATCGCCGCCGGTTGACGCTGCAAAGAAGCGGTTCTTCCGCTCCGACGCGCAGCGATCCATGACCGACGCCGAGCACGCTGCTTGGCGGCGGGATCGCAGGAATGGCGGCCTGGCATCGTCCGTGGCTGCATCACTGAAAATTACCGATGAGGCAACAGCATGAACACCCTGCAGCAGATCCCGGCGGCCAAGTCGGCCGGCACAACGGCCAAGCAGCTTGAGCTCGTCGACGCGATCCGGCGACTGACGGCCGCTGGCGACGGCCTGCCGCCAACGGTGCGTGAACTGTGCACCGAGACGGGCACTCACGTGGCCGACGTCCAGCAGAAGCTCGAGCGGCTTCGCCGCGACGGCGTTGTTATTTGGCGGCAAGGGAAGGCACGTACACTGCGAGTCATCGGAGGCTGAAATGTCCCCCCACCTCATTGCGTTGTGCGGCGTGATTTATTTGGTGGTGGCCGTCGACCTGGCGGTGCACGGGAAAACTGGGCTGGCGATCGCGTATGCGGGCTACGCGTTCAGCAACGTGGGCTTGTATATGGCGGCGAGGTGACGCATGGAAGACATCGTTCAGCGACTGCGTGGGTGGTCGCACTGGTTGACCTATGATCCAGCCGCAGGACTCATGCACGAAGCCGCCACGGAGATCGAGCGGCTGCGTACATTCGCCGAGCAAGCTACACCCAGCGAGGGTAGTGTGCAGGGCGAGGGTACAGAGCCGGTGGCGTGGGCGATATCGCACGAACCGTCGGCGAATGTCGTGTCGCCGCAAGAAACACCCCCCCCGGTCATATTTCAAAACCGACGAAAAAACGACACATTGCGATAAGGGTTGGGCTATGGGACGCATGTCACGCCAGAAGGGGAAACGCGGCGAACGCGAATGCGCCGCCGAGCTCGGGCATTTGCTCGGACTGGCTGAAGGTGCCGCAAGACGTGGCGTTCAGTTTGCGGGCGGTCCAGATTCTCCCGACGTGGTGCTCGACGGCGTGGCGATACATGTCGAGGCGAAACGCGTCGAGCGGCTGCAGTTGTGGGCCGCGATCGAGCAGGCGAAAAAAGATTCCCCCCCCGGCAAGACTCCTGTGGTGTGGCACAAGGCTAACCGGAGGCAGAGCGTGGTGATCGTGGAGACGGCGATGCTCGTGGACCTGGCCCGCGAGATCGTGCGAGCTACTTCGTAAGCCGTGGCCGACCGCGTCCTGGTTGACGCATGAAGTTCTCGGCGTCGGCACGAAGCACGAAATGCTGGCCATCGATTTCTATGCCAGGAAACGTGCCGGCCACGATCATTCGATTCAGATACGCTCGGGTAACGCCAGCAAGTTCTGCAGCTGTGCCGACGCGAATGTATTTCGTGGGATCGATCATCTTGGGTTTGCTCATTTCACCGACGGCTGAACGCCGCCCTCCCCTGGCACCATCACGTCTTTCACGTTGAACCGGTTCAGCCGCAGGACGGCGCCGGTGCCCGGCATCCGCACCTCGAGCCAGCCGCGGCCAGTTTCAAGGTCGACATCGTAGGAGGTTTGGCAACCCCACATGGTTTCTAGGAAACTCATTCTCCCCTGGAACTGCACGAGCAATTCATCCGAAGGCGGGCTGGGCATAAATTTCACCTTTCTGCGTGGTTGTGGTGTGGAGATACGGGAGATTATTACGCGACGGCCAGCAATTATCCAGTCGGAAATACTGGCGTGGTGGCGGAAGTTTTTTTGCGATTTTTCGTGACATTTGCCGATTAAATATTTTGATGGCCGCAGCCATCAAAGCCCCTGCTGAATTTCAAAAAAAAATGTCAGAGGAACCCCGTAGCAGGAAGCTTTGGAAACTCGGTCTTCCAAACCGCCAGGCCCCCTCTCCGTGGGGGTAGGCCCCCGTCGTGGGGGTAGCCCCCACAGGGAGGGGGTAGCCGAGGCACCCCACTTCGTGGGGGGCGGCCCCTATGTGTGGGGGTAGTGGTGCCGCGGCCGCCCGCGGCCGTTTGCGTCTGCGTGTTTTTCATGCATGCATGCCCGTTTCTGTTTTTGTGTGGTCGATCGTGTCTCGAGTTGTGCGCGCGCAGCTGGTCAAGTCTGCCGGCCGGATTTTCTGCGTGCACGACCGGCCGGCCCAGCTGGTCGGCTGGGCCGTGGTCGATCGTGCACGAGCCCGGCCGGCCGACGTCGGCCGTTGTGCGGTGTTGTGCGGTGTTGTGCGGTGTTGTGCGGCCGTGCACGCCCGGGCGCCTGCAGGATCCTATTCTGCGTCGCCACGTGGCCGCATGCGGCCGCTATCGGCTTGTAAGTCTATGGGCATGCCGGCGCCTGCCCGCGGCCGTCAACGGCCGCGGACGTCGCCACGTGAGCTCGTGCACGGCCGCGGGCCGGCCCAGTTGGGCCGACGTCGCATGCGTGCACGTCGCCGACGTCTTACCCTTGGAAGTCTGCCAGATACTCTAGTTGCGCCTCGAGCTCCTCGGCCGTCATGGCTTTGAGCTCCTCGGCGCCGTTGTCGTCGATACCATAAAACCGCTCGCATATGGCCACGACGTGCGCGGCCGTCAACGGATCCGGCCGGCATGCGACACAATCACAAGCACCGCCATCGGCGCAGCATATTTCCCGTAGCATTGAAAATCCCCCGGGGGGTGTGGAATGGTTGACGGCCGGCCCACACTGGGCCGGCCGGGCAGGACGTCAACGGCATGCCGTATGCCGTCGCGGTGCTCGTGCACCACGACGGGCAACGGCATGCCGTTACAGAAATCCGCGGCCGACAAGAGCCTCGATGAGGCCGGCCGGCTGTACCTTCTCACCAGCTGCCCGACGTCGTGCGAGCTCGGCAACGGCCGTAGGCTCTCCCATGTCGGCATAGGTTTCTAGGATCTCGAGCTCGGTTGGCATATCGTCGAATTCATCGTGCATGGCAAAACTCCTAGGGGGTGTGGATGCATGCCGTCGGCATGCCGTATGCCCCCCGGGCATGCGCCCGGGGGGTCAACGGCCGGCCGTCGGTTATTTCATGTCGACGACAATTTCCCCCTTTTGCACGAGCTCGCCCGTAATCTTTTCAAGCCCATGCTGCCACGGCTTGGCGAAACCAGTGTCGCGGGCGTTTTGCTTTGCCTTTTTGCTACCCTTGAGCCGCAAGCAAACAACCACACCACGGCCGTCGAATTCCGGAACACGCAGGTCGTGGACGTCGCCGTCGACGGCCGGCAGTGTCACAGTTTCGCCGGCGGCATTCTTGAACGTCACAACGGCCGGCAGTGGAGCGTATCGGCCTTTGGCGCCGGTCGTTCGGTCGCGGTATTGAGCGTGATACCACGCATCGACGACCAGGATCATATTGCAGCGCAGGCCCGCAAGCTGTTGCACCTGGCTAAACGTCGTGCGCTCAGATATCGAAAAACTGTAATGCTCATTTGCCGGCCGCATGCCGCGTGCATATTGAATGCACCGGGCGATCGATTTTGTGTAGTGGTAAAACACGATATTCGGAAACATATTCGGCAATTCGCTACCGTGGTCGATATCCGAAGCGGTATTGAGGCGGATATAGCCGACCACGCCCAGCCGGGCGCATCGCCGGGCGAATGCCACGAGTTCAGACCGCAGGCGTGCATAGAACACGTCCGGCAGAAAATGCCACAATCCGGTTCGAGCTCGAGCAGCTGCACGGACCGCGGCGCCGGTCGTGCGGCCGGCGAAATGCAACACGCAGCTATTGAAACAGCCTTTTGTGAGAAATTCGCAGACATTCGCGAATATCGAATGAATGCCCGGGGCCATGCTCACGCCTTGCGCCAGTACGGGGGCGCCGCCGGGTAGCTTGGTGAGCTTGGCATTCTCGCCGAGCAAGCTTTTCGTTTTGCCGTTCCAATCCTCGGAATAGGCCAGCATCACGGCCGAAACTGTTTTGACGATGGTTGACGTTGTCGACATGGGTAGATCCTTTTTTGTGTGTGGGTGTGAGTGTGGGAGGATTCAGAGAGTTTCATAGGCTTCAGCAACACTGCAGAAAAAACAGTAAGAACAAGCAGTAATTGCGGCCGCAAAAGCAAGGTCGATAATCATTTCAAGCTCGTTTCCAAAGGTAACTTTCGGCCGTCTCAATCGCGGCCGACGTCAACACTATATCCGATCGGATACAGCGTGACAAGAGGGATCGGCAATCGGCCGCGGAATTCTTTACAGAATATCCAATCGGACACTTAGCATTTGAGAATGCGTGCACGTGCTCGAGCACGTTGACGCGTCAACGTCAACGCGTCTGCAATTGCTCAAGAAATGGTCAGAGGGTAGAACACGTGCACGCGTGAACACGTGAACGGATCAACACTTGCCCGCGTGAAAGGGGGGTGTCTGCCGGCACCCCTAAAACAGGGGGTGCATACCCCACCGAGGTGGCATGCCAACATGGCATGCCACCAATGGGGGGTGGGTCCTTCCCGCCCCCCAGCCGCAGGCTGCCCCGGCTGCGAACTCCCCCTCTGCGTCGATTCACTCCCGAAACCTACCCCAGGACAGGACTTATGGCCAGGCCCAAGAGCGCAGATCCGGCCAACAGCCGTGAACAGAAGCGGCTGGCGGACGTCGAGCGGTCCCGCGAACGCACCCGAAAAGGCTCCGACATCGGCGAAATCCCGCCGGTGCTCAACCGTACACGCCGCGATTCGTGTGGGAAAAGCTTGCTACTTTTTCTTACCACCTACTTCCCCTACTCCACCGGCCTCTCGCCGTTCAGCGACGACCACAAACGCGTGATCGGCCGCATCGAAGACTGCTCGACTCGCGGCGGCCGGTTCGTCAACGCGGTCTACCGCGGCTTCGCCAAGAGCACGATCTCCGAGCTCGCGCTTCTGTGGGCCGTGCTCTACGGTCACCGCTCATTCGGTGCGATATTCGCCGCCGAGAGCGACCTCGCCGCCAAAGCCATCAACTCCATCCGCACCGAGCTCTCCGATAACGACCTTCTCTACGAAGACTTCCCCGAAGTGTGCCACGCCGTGCGTGCCCTGGAGGGCAAGGCCCAGCGGTGTAACTCGCAGACGCACGCCGGCAAGCGAACGCACATCCAGTGGAAGAAAGACACGCTCGTGCTCCCGACCATCGACGGCTCGCCGTCGAGCGGTGCGATCATCATGAGCCGCGGCCTGACCGGCTCGATCCTCGGCCTGCGCTGGAAAACGCCAGACGGCCGGCAGCTGCGTCCCGACGTCTGCATCGTTGACGACCCGCAGACGCGTGACAGTGCCCGCAGCCCCGTGCAGTGCCAGGCCCGCATGGAGATCCTGCTCAAGAGCGTCATGAAGCTCTCCGGCCACACGACGAGCATGGCTTGCGTGGTCAACGCAACGGTGATCGAGCACGGCGACATGGTCGACCAGCTGCTCGACTCAGGGAAGCATCCGGCATGGCAGGGAGAGCGGATCCCGATGGTGCGGCACTGGTCCACTCGCCACGAGGATATGTGGCTCGAGCAGTACGCGACACTCCGGCGGACGTTCGCCAAGGACGTAGTCGGCGACCAGGCCCGCGCGCACCGGGAGGCCAACGAGTTCTACCTCGCGAACCGTGCCGCTATGGATGAAGGCTGCCAAGTCTCGTGGGAGGCGTGCTTTGATCCTGAGCGGGAGAACTCCGCGATCCAGCACGCGTACAACGCGTATCTCGACGACGGGGCGAGCGTTTTCGCGAGCGAGTTTCAGCAGGAACCGATCCGCAACGAGGCCGACGCCTCCGGCATCTCCGCGGAGGAAGTGCGTGGCCGGGCGATCCACGTGCCGCGGTGGCTGGTGCCACGAGGGCTCGACACGCTCACCTGCTTTGTGGACGTGCAGAAGGAATTGCTCTACTGGGCGGTCGTGGCGTGGGGCCACCAGTTCCGTGGCCACGTCGTGAGCTACGGCACCTACCCCGACCAGGGGCGGGCGTACTTCTCGCTCCGCGACGCCAAGAAGACCCTGTCCCGTGCCCACGGCAACAACGTCGAGGCCGCGATCCACGCGGGCCTCGAGGCTGTGGCCGCCGAGATCCTCGACCGGGAGTTCGCCCGCGAGAACGACGAGGCCGTGCTCCGCGTCGGGCAGATGTTCATCGACGCCAACTGGGCACAGACGCAGGGAGTGATTAGAGACTTCGCGCGCCGCTCGAGCTACGGCCCTCGGGTGCTGCCGACGCACGGCCGGTTCGTGGGAGCCTCCGGCCAGACGATCAGCGACAAGGCCCCCGACCGCGGCGAGCGTATCGGGGCCAACTGGCGGACGAGCACCATCGGAAAGCAGCGGCACGTGCTCTATGACACGAACGCCTGGAAGACGTTCCTCATGGCCAGGCTGAAGCTACCCCTCGGAGACACGCAGGCCCTGACGCTCCACGACGGCAACCACGACATGCTCGCCGACCACTTGGCGAGCGAGGTGCCGGTGCGAGTGGAGTCCAAGATGCGAGCGTGCGACGAGTGGAAGCTCATCCCGGGGCGCGACAACCATCTGCTCGACTGCGTCGTGGGGGCAGCGGTCGCGGCGTCGTTCTCCGGGATCTCGGCTGTCGGGGCCGAGGCCAAGCCGGCCGTCACTAGGAAAGTGATCACTCGCGAGGATCTCGCGGCCCGCCGGGCCGCCCTGCTTGCGAAGATGGGTAGGTAGCTCTGCTATTTGGCCTGCAGGAAACGCGTGGCAGTCTGCTGGTGGTTCCGTTTCTCCCACCAGAAAGGCACTCACCATGCGTTTTCTCGCTCTGCTCCTGCTCCTCTCGCTGTCGTCGGCCGCCGTGGCCGACACGAACGTCTACGCTCGTAACGTCACGATCTCGTCCGCGCAGGACGACGCCGAGGTCATGGCCCGCACCGGCGTGCTGCGGCATTGCGGTCGTGCCGGCGGCCGCCGCGAAGGCATCGGGTTCAGCACTGCCGGCCCTGACGCTGCCGAGCGCAACTGCTGCTACTACGGGCGCTACAAGATCGTCGAACGCGGCGTCGCGTACTCTCCGACGCGTCGCGGTTGGTTCGCCGTGATTCGCTACGGCAACTGACCGATCGCTGCCCGGCGTGGCTGGCAGCGGACCGATAATCCGTGTGGCCAACCCACGCCGGGCAGCCTCTTTCAAGGTGAAACATGCCGCACGCACTCATCCGCTTCCGACTCCCAGAAGAGCAGTCGGAGTTTGATGCCGCGATCCAAGGTCGCTCGGCGAAGTCAACGCTGTGGGACATCGACCAGGCGTGCCGGTCGCTGCTGAAGTACGGCGAGCCAACGAAGGCCGAGGCCGCACTCGCGGAACGCATCCGAGCCCTAATTCCAAGCGAGTTGCTTGAAGGTTAGCACGTGAACAATGGTACACTCAGTGATAGCGGGAATTCCCGTGCCACAGAGGTGCCAATGGCAGCTGCCGACGACGTTCTCGACGCACTCGCCGCGAATCTCGCGCAGCCCAGGCGTGCACGCACCGACGCCGGCGAAGTCGAGCAGCACGATCTCGACCATCAGCTTGAGGCTGCCAGGTGGGTGATCGCGCAACGCAATGCGGCCAGAGCGGGAAGTCCCTTCGCGATGATGCGACGAGCCGTCATCACCTCCCCGGGGGCCAGCAGCTGATGGCCAAACGTGCCGCAGCCAAGCCGACGCGGGCTCGCCCCACCCTCAAGCAGACGGTGGCCGAGCAGAAGGCCGTCATCAGCAAGCTCGTGCGTGCCAGGTATGACGCGGCCCAGACCACCGAGCACAACCGCAACCACTGGTCGATGGCCGACTACTACTCGGCCGATGCCGCACTGGCCCCAGAGGTTCGCCGAAAGATGCGAGCCCGTGCTCGCTACGAAAGAGACAACAACGCCTATCTCGCCGGCATGGCCAGCACGCTGGCGTCCGACCTCGTCGGCACCGGCCCTCGGCTGCAGCTTGACTGCGGACGCGACGCGGATGCTGCGAGCGTCCGCCGCGTCGAGGATGCGGTGTTTGAGTGGTTCCTGGCGATCGACATGGCCCGAAAGCTCAGGCTGGCGAAGCTCGCGAAGGTAACCGACGGCGAGGTCTTCGCCGTCGAGACAACCAACCGCCGGCTCCGCGGCGTGCAGCTGGACGTGAAGCTCATCGAGGCCGACCAGGTGACGAGCCCGGTGCCGGAACTCTACGCGGCGAGCGTCGATGGGCTTCGGTTCGACGAAGACGGCAACGTCAGCGAATACTACGTGCTGAAGCACCACCCCGGCGCGACGCTGTCGGGCTGGGTTGGCGACGGGCAGTGGTATCCGGCTGACAACGTGCTGCACTGGTTCCATGCGTTCCGCCCTGGCCAGCACCGCGGCGTGGGCGAGGTCGTGCCTGCCCTTGAGCTCTTCGCCATGCTGCGGCGTTACACGCTCGCCGTGGTGACTGCTGCCGAGACGGCCGCGGACTTTGCCGCGATCATCAAGACGAACCTCCCGGCCGACGGCATCGCGACGGCACAGCCGGCGTGGGAAACCATGCCGCTGATGCGTGGCATGGCTACCAGCATCCCCGACGGGTGGGATGCGTTGCAGATGAAGCCTGAGCAGCCGACGGCCACGTATGACTCGTTCGTGCGTCGCCTGCTAGGGGAAATTTCGAGGTGCTTAAACATGCCCTATATCGTTGGGGCTATGGACAGTAGCGCCGCAAATTACTCAAGCATGCGTGGCGATTACCTCATTTACCGCAAGCACCTTCAGTGCGAGCGGGTGGACCTCGAGCGGGTGATGCTCGACCCGCTCATCGGCAAGTGGCTCGACGAGGCCGCCCTCGTGCCGGGCCTCATCCCTGACGGCCTGCCGCCGATGGCCGAATGGACATGGCAGTGGACGTGGGATGGGTTTGAGCACGTCGACCCGAAGAAAGAGGCCGACGCGATGGAGACGCGTCTCCGGACGAACACCACGACACTGGCGGCGGAATACCAGCGGCTCGGTCGCGACTGGCGGCAGGAGCTCGCGCAGCGTGCCGAGGAGGTCGCCCTGTGCAAGGAGCTCGGCCTCTTCGTCGACATGACCCCAGAGGTGAACTACGGCGGCGACCAAGATCCCAACGCAGCTGCTTCGGCGGCGCGGCTTGCCAAGCTTGAACGACAAGTGAACGAGCTCCAAGACGCAGCGGAGGACCAATGTGGGACTTCGATTGGGAATGGGACGACGACCTCGAGGAGTTGATCGAATTCCTATGAAGCGCATCACAACCGACGCACAGTTTTCTGTCTCGACTCCGGCCGTCGCGGCCGACGGCACCAGTGCCGGCGGCATGCCGCGGTTTGAGCTCGTCGGCTACACCGGCCGGGCGATCCGGCAGTCGTGGAGCCGCAACCCGCTGGTGGTCGACCTCGCTGGAATGGACACCAGCGGCAACGTGGCCGTCATGTACGGGCACGACTACTCGCTCGAGGCAGCCATCGGCCAGGCCGATCGGAAGGACAACTCCGGGCAGGACCTGGTTGTCGCCGGCGACGTGATCGGCGACGGCCCGCTGGTTGAGAAGGTGCTCGGCTATGCCCGCCGGGGCTGGAAGTTCCAGGCGTCGATCGGTGCGGACGTCAACCGCATCGAAAACATCGCGCCCGGCGAAATGGTCACCGTAAACGGCCGGGAGTTCACCGGCCCGATCTCAGTGGTGCGTGCGAGCACCCTGAGGGAAGTTTCCGTAGTTCTGTTTGGAGCGGACGCCAATACGTCCGCGGCAATCGCTGCCGAAGCGAGTGGGGATGAGCTCATGGCGGACCACGCCAACGAAACGCCCGACGTCGACCAGCAGGTCGCCGCGGAAGGCACGGCGAGCGTCGCCGTGGGCAACGAGAACGTGACCGTAACGGCCGAAAAGCCGGAGGTGTCCGTGGACGAAATCAAGAAGACTCTGATGGCCGAGCTCAAGGCCGAGCTCCTCGCCGACATCCGGGCCTCGCGCCCGGCTGCCCCGGCGATTCACGTCGTGGCGAAGCCCGCCAACGACGCGAAGGTGGTGGAGGCCGCCCTCTGCATGGCCGGCGGCCTGACCGACGTCGAGAAGAAGTATGACGAGCGCACCCTCGAGGCCGCCCACGCTCGTCGTGGCGAGGCTTCGCTGTCGCAGGTGGTGCTCGCAGCTGCCCGTGCCAACGGGTATGCGGAGGCCGGCCACCGGATCTCCGAGAGCAACTGCCGTCAGGTGCTGCGTGCCGCGTTCGCGACGCACAACATCGGGACGATCCTCTCGGCGACCTACGGCAAGTTCTTGCTCGACGGCTTCACGGCCGTGGAGCAGAACTGGGACGCGATCGCCAGCACTCGCAACGTGTCGGACTACAAGTCTGTCACGGGCGTGCGGCTGACGGGCGGCTTCGAGTTCGAGGAAGTGGCCAACGACGGCGAGCTCCGCAGTGCGGATGCCGGCGAGGAAAGCCGCACCATCAAGGCGAAGCTGTACGGGCGGCTTTCGAGCATCTCGATGGTCGACCTCGTGAACGACGACCTAGGTGCTCTGACGCAAGTCAGCAGCAGGCTCGGGTACGGGGCGGCGATCGGGCTGAACAAGGCTTTCTGGGCAGAGTTTGAGGCGTCGAACGCCACGTACTTCGCGAAGGAAACTGCGGCCGGCGGCAATGCCTTCTCGCTGACGTCCCTGCGGACGGCAGCGACCGGCTTCCGCAAGCTGAAGAATGCGGACAACAACCCGTTGGGCGTTCCGCCCAGCGTGCTGCTGGTGCCCGCCGAGCTCGAGATCGCAGCGTCCGAGGTCATGAGCTCAAGCCTGCTGATCACCGGCTCCGACACGGTCCGCGGCAACGCGAACGTGCTCGCCGGCCGGTATCGCGTAGTGAGCTCGTCCTACCTGTCGAGCGCCACCACCTGGTGGCTCGCGGCGGATCCCCGGGCGATCCCTGCAATGGAGGTCGCTTTCCTCAACGGGCAGCGGCAGCCGATGGTGGAGTCGGCCGACGCCGATTTCAACACGCTCGGCATCATGGTCCGCGGCCACTGGTCGTGGGGCGTGGCGAAGGCCGAGAAGAACGGCTGCTACCGGATGGCGACGGCCTGAGCGTGACAAACCGTAGCCGGTCGGCGGCGTGCCCAAGCGCCGCCGGCCGGCATGACGACCGAAACAGTTTTCCATTCTCCAGAAACGAGGTGATCAGTGTCTTACGAGTACGAAGGTGACAAGATCCGGTTCACGCCCACCACGGGCGTGGCCGCGGGTGAAGCGGTGGTTGTTGGCTCGATCGTCGGCGTGGCCTCGCGGCCGATCGCTGCGAACGAGCTCGGTAACCTGAATGTCGAAGGCATCTTCAGCATCACGGCTCCGGCCGGCGTGATCGCGCAAGGTGCGAAGGTCTACCTCTACCAGGGGCAGGCCGTGACCGGCGTCACGGGCACCGCGATGGGCTTCGCTGCTTCGGCCAAGGCCAGCGGCGACGCATTCGTGAACGTGCTGCTGGTTCCCGGCGCCTGACGTTTCGCCCTCGGGCGGCTTGGGGCCGTGCGGCTTGGCAATCGTGCCGGCCGCACGGCCTCGGTGGCTCTATTTGGAGTTCGGCTTTCTCTGGGTAACACGCAGTCATGCAGGATCTCATCTCGCAGGGCGCAGCGTGGTTCCGGCAGCAAGCCGACAGGCATCTGTCGGTGCAGGTGGAATACAAGGGCCTGGGCTCGCTCGTGCCATTGTCTGTGCCGGCAATGGTGGGGATGACGCGTCACGAGTCGATGGACCAAGGCGGCTCGATCACGCGAATTGAGAGCCGCGACTTCTTCATCTCGACCGACTACCTGTCGGCCGTGCCGAAGAAGGGCGACCGTGTGATCGACGCTGACGGCACCGTCTACGAGGTGTTCGCGCCGTTCAGCGGCAACGCGTGGGTGTGGGCAGACAGACAGCAGAAGATCCGCAAGATTCACACGCAGCTGGTGCCATAGTGCCGTACTTCAGCATTCAATCACCGACAAGCGGCAACGCGACGCAGCTGCAGGGCCGCGCAGTGGCGGCCACCGGCCCGACCGGCGGCCAGGTGCTGACGTGGGACGGCTCGTCGTGGGCGCCGCTGGCTGGCACCACGGGGCCGACTGGCGCTGCTGGCGTTGATGGACGGTTCATCTTCAGCGGATCAACAGGCCCATCGTCTGGCCTCGGCCGCAGTGGCGACTACTACATCGACTTCAATGCGGGCGTGCTCTACGGCCCGAAGGCAAGCAACTCGTGGGGCAGCGGCCTGCAGCTTCAGAGCGGCCCGCAGGGGCCGACGGGAGCCACGGGTGCCGGGGCCACTGGTCCGACCGGGGCCGGTTCGACCGGAGCGACAGGAAGCGTCGGCGCCACCGGGGCGAGCGTTACTGGCCCGACTGGGGCTGCGAGCAATGTCACTGGCCCGACGGGGGCGACAGGCCCTAGCGTCACTGGGCCTACTGGGATCGGCGCTACCGGCCCGACTGGCTCACCAAATTTCCTGTCGGTTGGAAGCGTGAGCGTTGGAGCGATCGCTTCGGCGTCGCTCTCGGGCGCGCCGGGAGCTCAGGTGTTGTCGCTTGTGTTGCCAGCCGGCCCGACTGGAGCCGCAAGCAACGTCACTGGTCCGACGGGCGTCACGCCGGTGCTGGCGATCGGCAACGTGGACAACGCGTCGCCGGCCGCGGCAGGGCTCGTTAATGTCTCGCCTGGCAGCTATCTCGTTAACTTCTCAATCCCACCTGGGCCGACCGGCGCTGCGAGCAACGTCACCGGACCGGCTGGTGCGACCGGACCTTCTGTTACAGGACCGACAGGTGCCTCGAGCAGCGTGACAGGCCCGACTGGGGTTGCAGGTCCGACTGGTATTGGGGCAACCGGACCCACTGGCGCGGCGTCAACAGAGCAGGGGCCAACTGGCCCTACGGGTGTTGGAGCGACGGGGCCTACTGGCGCGGCGTCAACAGCCCAGGGGCCAACTGGTCCGACTGGTGTTGGGGCAACAGGCCCGACTGGTGCAGCGTCAACGGTGACCGGGCCGACAGGCGCTGGCGGCTCCTACACGTTGCCGACAGCCTCAGACACAGTCCTCGGCGGCATCAAGGTTGGCGCTAATCTGACGATTACGGACGGCGTGTTGTCAGCAACGGGGGGTGGCGGCGGCGGCTCTGGCAGCGACGATGCACGCTGGAATTTCTTCAAGCCGGGCGCACCGACAAACGTGGTAGCAACCGCTGGAAATCAGTCAGCAGTGGTGGCGTGGACGCTGCCAACTGGCGTGCTGGCCCAGACTCCGATCACAGATCAAGCGTTGCAGTTTTCGACCAACGACGGCTCGACTTGGACAACCTACGCGGCGAGCGGTGCTACGCATCTCGGCACCTCTGTCACCGGACTGACAAACGGCACCCCGGTCCGATTTCGTGCGGCTGCCATCAACGGAATCGGGCAGGGCGCGTGGTCGGCGGCAAGTGCTGCTGTGACACCCAGCAGCGGCATCTTTCGACCGATCCCTGCGATGACCGGCGACACTTCTCCGTCTGGCACTGCCGGTCTGACATCATCGGTGCGCGCCGTTGATTTTGTTGAGAAGTGGACAGTGTTCGCACAGGGCGGAAATGTCTCTTGGGCAGCGGTCAGCGTAAACCTGTGCGGTGGCAGCAGCGTATTCGACGCGCCGCAGTATGCGTTTCCAGAGGGTCAAAAGTCGCTCATCAGCGGCTATACGGTTGGGATTGGTGGAAATGCGTTTTGGGCTGGTGTCAATAATTGGACGTTTGAAGGTTCCGATGACCTGTCTTCGTGGACGGTGCTGCACACCGTCGCGGGCCAGACTTGGGGCAGCTATTGGCAGACGCAAAACTTTAGCTTGCCGTTGCCAGCAAACTACCGTGCTTATCGCTGGAAGTTCACCGGCGACAACAGCAACGACTGCGGTAGTCGCAACTTCGCCGCTCTGCAACTCGTTCAGTAGGCACTATGGTCCGACAGCCTATCTACCTCGCCGCGATCCTGACAGCCGCCGCAGCGTGTGGCGTGATCGCGGCGCGCACCTCGGCGGCTGCGATGCGGTGGGCGATCGGCAAGACGACCAGCAACACTCTCGGGTGAGACTATGAGCACCGCTAAATACACGCAACTGCCCGGCACCCTGGACGTTGTCGTCGCCCACGTCGACGGCATTTCGATCACTGGGTCCCTCGGCTTTTCGACTGTGGGCGACACACTGACGGCGATGATTTACGAAGACACGACCGCCGGCTACGCGGCCGCAATCGCTGCAACGCCAGCACCGGCGGCGACTTGGTCAATCGCTCGCGTCAACGATTCGGTCGGCGCCATCACGCTTTCGCTTGCAGCGTCGACCATCAAGGGGCTTTCGCTCGCCAAGAGCTACCGTTGGTTCTTGCGGTCATCTGCTCTTGATCGGGCAGCGATTTCTGGCACGTTCACGTTGAGGGCACCGTGAGCGACATTCGCGTCACCGTCACAGGGCCAGCCCCGTTCGCCGTGAACATCACCGGGGCAACAGGCATTGCCCCGACGATCACGAACGGGCAGACGTTCGCCGTGCAGCTGGCTGGCGTCGGGCCGACTGGGCCTCGAGGTGACGTCGGCGTCACCGGGCCACGCGGCGTGCAGGGCGAAGTCGGCGCGGTCGGACCTACCGGCGCTGCATCGAACGTAACAGGACCCACCGGGCCGTCGGGCGTGGCGGGCGAGTCGATCGTCGGCCCGACCGGCGCCTCCGGTCCGACCGGAGCACCTGGCCAATCAATCACAGGCCCAGCCGGCGCAGCCGGTCAATCGATCACGGGACCGACTGGAGCAGCTGGCGAGCGTGGTCCGACTGGTTCGTCTGGAAGCGTCGGCGGCACGGGGCCGACTGGAGTGCCGGGCCAAAGCATCACAGGGCCGACGGGCGCGCGTGGAAGCGACGGCGCCGTCGGAGCTACCGGCAGCACGGGTGCCCAAGGTAACGACGGAGCGACCGGGCCTGCCGGAATCGCTGGCGCTGCATCTACCGTCACCGGCCCGACGGGCGCGGCAGGTCCTGCGGGGGCTGCCTCTACCGTGACAGGGCCGACCGGGAGCACTGGCGCCGCGTCAACGGTGACAGGGCCGACGGGCGCGACTGGAGAGGCGTCAACAGTGACGGGTCCAACGGGAAGCACAGGCCCTGCCGGTGCAGCGTCAACAGTGACGGGTCCAACGGGCGCAACGGGAAGCCAAGGGCAGGCGTCCACCGTTGCCGGTCCGACGGGTGCGACTGGTGCGGTTGGCGCCGCGTCTACCGTTACTGGGCCGACGGGCGCGACCGGTTCCTCGGCGACGGCAACAACAGACGCAAGTGATCTGGTGTCGGGCACGTTGTCTGATTCTCGCCTTAGCACCAACGTCGTGCTGACTGGCGACGCACGATTGACGAACAGCAGAACTCCCACCAGCCACGCCAGCAGTCACGCCGCAGTAGGCAGCGATCCGCTGACGATCACGGCGGCGCAGGTGAGCGACTTTTCTTCGGCGGTCGCGGCGGCTTCGTCTGCGGCTTCGCCTGACTTCATACACCCGTTTCTCTTGATGGGAGGCTGACATGCCACAGACGCACAAAGTTCTCGGGCAAACCAGCCCAGCGGCTAACACGCTGGCCTCGCTCTACACTGTGCCGTCTGCCCAGGCGATTGTCTCAACAATCACGGTGTGCAACATAGCAGCGACGGCGACCACCTATCGGATCGCCGTGCGACCCGCTGGTGCTTCCATCGCAACATCGCAGTATCTGGTTTACGACGCTGCACTGCCTGCAAACGACACGGTGACGCTCACGCTCGGCGTGACGCTGGCGGCGACTGACGTTGTGAGTGTATTTGCCGGTGCTACAGACGTGGCGTTTCACGCCTACGGCGTGGAGATCACATGACGATCCGCAACGCATCCAGGTCGCTGGCGAGTGCCTCTCGTCTACGGGCGTCGATCAGCCGCACTATAAGAGCGCTGGTCGTCGGTGGTGGAGGAGGTGGCGCTAGCGGTTCGGCCTCGACCCGTGTAGGTGGTGGCGGTGGTGGAGGCGGCGTCGTGGATTCCAGCACGGAGGTCATCCTGGGCGTGCTGTACACGGTGCGAATTGGTGGCGGCGGTGCGGCTGGCGCGATTGGGAACTGGTCGCGTTTTCACGACTTCACTGCCACCGGCGGCGGCGGCTCTGCGGGCACGACTTATTTTCAAATGGGGACGGGGCCGGGAGTCATTGGTTCATCGCCTCGCCAAGTGTCCCTGTTTCCGCACCAAGGGTTTAGCGGGGGTCTGGGAGCAACAACAAATACGAATTTCCTTCACGGCGGTGGCGGTGGCGGTGCTGGCGCGCAGGGCGGTGATGCAACGACCTCGGCAGGCGGAAGCGGAGGCGCTGGCAGGCAGAGCACGACTCCTGTGAGTAGCGCCGCCTTTGGCGGCGGTGGTGGTGCTGGCGGGAACAACAACGCGAACAACGTAACGACAGCAGGGAGTGGCGGCACGGGCGGCGGCGGCAACGGAGGAACTACCGGGGCCGGTTCGGCAGGCTCGGCCTCCACTGGCGGCGGTGGCGGCGGCGGAGCATCGCCCGCAAACGCAGCCGGAGCGGCTGGCGGCTCTGGCGTGGTCGTCCTTCGTTATGCGGCTGGGTTGAACCTGACTGTTGGCGTTGGTCTGACAGCCACCACGACCACAAGCGGATCTGACAAGATAACCACGATCACCGCTGGCACTGGCACCGTCACGTTTAGGTGAGACCGCAATGGCACACTACGCATTTATCGACGAAAACAACGTAGTTACAGATGTGATTGTCGGCAACGACGAGACAACTGGCGATTGGGAGTCGCACTACGCTGCGGCGGTCGGTCTTCGCTGCCTGCGCACCAGCTACCACACTCTCGGCGGGCAGCATCTCAACGGCGGCGTGCCGTTCCGGTTGAACTACGCGGGGATTGGATACACGTACGACGAGCGGCTCGATGGCTTCATTCCGCCGTGCCCGGGCGAAGGTTTTGTGCTGAACGAGGCTACGGGCCTTTGGGTCGATCAAGCGTTCCTCGAGGCGGCGGCGCTGTAGGGCATATCCTCTATTTCAGTCTGCGGCTCGGTGTGGCAGAACAATCCCGGGAGTAAGACGTTATGCCGTATTTTTCTATCCCAGCCACCCTGAGCGGCAACGCGACGCAGTTGCAGGGCCGAGCCGTATCGGCGACGGCGCCGGCTGCCAATCAAGTGCTCGCGTGGAGCGGATCCGCGTGGCTTCCGGCCACCGGCGTGACTGGCCCGCGCGGCGCGGACGGCTCGCAGTTCTACGGAGGGTCCGGTGCCCCGTCTGACGGGTTCGGCAACAGCCGCGACTTCTGGCTCGACACGACCAACGGCAGGCTGTACGGCCCAAAAACCGACGGCTTATGGGGCTCGCCGCTGCAACTGCAGACCGGTTCTCAGGGGCCGCCTGGATCCACCGGAGCAACCGGCCCGGCCGGGCAGAGCTACACGGGGCCGACCGGTAGCGGTGGCGCGACGGGGCCGAGCGGCGTCGCAGGTTCGACGATCGTCGCAGTTGCCGGCCCACCAAACACCAATGTGGGCCAGAATGGTGACTTGGCGTTCGACATCACAGGAAAACAGTTTTTCGGCCCAAAAACAAACGATCAGTGGCCGTCAGCTGTGTCGATTGCCGGCCCGACCGGCCCTACCGGCTCGCTCACGATCAACGACGTGATCGCGGCCGTAGGCAGCAACGCCACGCTCAGGGCTGCGATCAAGTCTGCCGCCAATTCGTGAGGAACCGATGCTCGAGCACCTCCACCAGCTGGCCGTGCACGCGTACTACGCGGGCGAGCTCGACGCTGGCCGGCGGGCGTGCGAGCGGATGCTCGGCATGGAACTGACTCCGGAGAAGGAGCGGCTCGTGCGACGAAACCGCACTTGGTACACGCAGACGATCGACGAGCTCGTCGCGTGCCGGTTCCGCCGGTTTGACGTTGAGCCAGCAGCAGACGGCTGGTCGACTTTCAACCCGACAATCATTTCGCACGACGACGGCTATCTGGCGATCGTGCGTTCGAGCAACTACCGCATCGTCGACGGGCAGTATGTAATCCCGCCAGAGGACGGTGACCGCATCCGCACGTCCAACATTCTTGTGCAGTTGGATGCCGGTCTGGCGGTCGCGTCGTCGCCCTCTGTCATGCCGGATCCGATCTACACGAAATCCGACTATCCCGTTCAGGGCTTTGAGGATTGCCGGCTCAACGTAATCGACGGCGAGATCCGGGTGAGTGCGACAGTACGAAACTGGGCTGGCCGGGACGGTACGTGCAGGATCGCCACGGCCACACTGCTGCCGCACACGGGCAGCATGATCGACGCCACGCTGCTCGACGAGCCGGTCAGCGGTCGGCACGAAAAGAACTGGCTGCCGGTCGTCGGCACCGGGGCGT